AGTCCCAGTTTCAGGAGTCCGATATTAACTATATCGTTCAGAAGTATGCTGACGGTCGTACTGGTATTACTACTCTTGATTTAGGACAAGACGCAGGTGTACTTCAGTATGGTGATACCTTACTGCCTAACGATTACGAAACTGCTTTGGATCTTATTAATGCGGTCAACGAAGAATTCTATGAATTGCCTTCCCAAATTCGTGCTGAATTCAACCATAATCCTAAAGAACTTATTAATGCATTGGCAGATCCTCGTCAAAAAGTTCGACTTCAGTCGTTAGGTCTACTTAAAGAGGACACTGCATCAGGATCATCCGCTGGTAGTCCTCAAAATAAGGACAGCAGTAGTTCTTCAGAAAAACAAAATGAAACACAAACTAATGAATCTAGTTAAAAGTACGAAAGAAAATCTATGGTGTCACGAAGTGTCTATTATCGCTTCTTGACGTAATAGACACGAGTGACACCTTTTTCAACTATTGCAAAACTTTCATAAAGCACAGCAATAGTTAGTGTACTTTACACTCAAAGAGGTGATATTTTGGCTCGAAATCGTATCCGAGTTAAGGCGCATAACTTTAGCAATGCGCCGCAGGTTTATCAGAAGCGTTCCCGTTTTGATAGATCATTCGTCCGTAAGATGACTTTTGACGAAGGTAAGCTTGTGCCTTTCTTCGTTGATGAGGTTCTGCCTGGCGATACTATATCTCTTACCGTCAGAGATTTCTGTCGCTTGGCAACGCCTGTTGCTCCTTTCATGGATAACTTGTATCTTGACAAGTTCTTTTTCTTCGTTCCCAATCGTCTTGTATGGGAACATTGGCAGAACTTCTGTTTTGAACAGGAAGACCCTGATGATTCCACGGACTTTGTAGTTCCTACTTGTCAGCTTGCAGGTGGTACTGCTGGCGAAAATGGTATAGGTACTCTTTGGGACTATTTTGCCCTTCCTACAGGTCTTACTAAAGCTCTGAATGTCAACGCCCTTCCGTTCCGTATGTATTATTTGATTTGGAACGAATGGTTCAGAGATGAGAATTTGCAGAAATCTGTTAAGATTGATAAGTCCGATACCAATGCTGTATTTAAACAGGATCGTGTATCTGATCAGCCTAGCTGGATTTTTTCTTCCGGACAAAATTATGTCAATGGTTTTGCCCTTGCTCCCCGTGGCAAACGCTTTGACTACTTTACTTCTGCTCTGCCGTTCCAGCAGAAAGGTCCAGGCGTGTCTATAGGCTTGGCTGGTACCGCTTCTATAGTTGATCCTACCCCCGGTACTGGTTATCTTCTCCATAGTACTGATACTCAGCTTGCCGCTGTTTCTGCCTATAAGGGTGATGCCTCTTCTTCAGGCGGTTATAGAATTGCAAGTGGTACTAACTCTATTTCGTTTAACCGTTATGGCTCAAGTTCTGATTATAGTGGCGTAGGCGGTTTTGCTGGCAATACCAATTCCAATGTAACTATGACTGCTCAAGCCGCTTCTACTTACCTTGGCAATGATTCTTATGTTGATTTGGACACTTCAAGTATTTTTACGATCAGCAGTTTGCGAACTGCTTTCCAAATGCAGAAGTTCTATGAACGTCTTGCTAGAGGCGGTAGCCGTTATACAGAGGTTCTTACTTCCTTCTTCGGTGTAGTATCCCCTGACAGCCGTTTACAGCGTCCTGAGTATCTCGGTGGTTCGTCTAAGATGATGAACATTAACCCTGTTGCTCAAACGTCTTCTACAGGTGAAGTAACGCCTCAGGGCAACCTTGCCGCTTATGGTGTGTCGGCTTCTAAATATCATGCTTTCACGAAATCTTTCGTTGAACATGGTTATATTATCGGCTTGTTGGAAGTTCGTGCCGATCTTACTTATCAGCAAGGTATCAACAAGATGTGGCTTAGATCTACTGTTTACGATTGGTTTTGGCCGACTTTTGCCCATTTGTCGGAGCAGGCTATATTAAATGCCGAGATTTATGCTCAAGGTACTGAGGACGATAAAGGTGTATTCGGTTATCAGGAACGTTATGCCGAATATAGGTATCATCCTTCCGAGATCTGCGGTCATTTCAGATCTACGTATACTAAGCCTTTGGATGTTTGGCACTTGTCCCAGAAATTTGATTCCCTGCCTACATTGTCTGATCAGTTCATTCAGGATAAACCGCCTGTTGACCGTGTTGTTGCTGTTAAAAATTATCCACATTTCCTTATTGATATTGGCTTTAAATATCATACTACCCGTGCAATGCCTATGTATGGTATTCCTGGTCTTGTGGATCACTTCTGATGAGCTGGCTTGGAGATGTAGTCGGCTCTGTCGCTGGCTCTGTTTTCGGTTCTGCTGTGCAGAATCATTATAATTCTGCTAATGCGGCACAAGCAAATAAATGGAATGTGGAAAATTATAAACATCGTTACCAATGGTCAATGCAGGATATGGAGCAGGCAGGCCTTAATCCTATTCTTGCCGCTACAAACGGCATAGGAGGCTCTATAAGCGGCGCAAGTGCCGCCTCGGTAGGAATGTCTAATCCTGCTGATTCTTTCGCTTCTATGGGTCATTCTGCCGCCGCTAAGAGGCAGGCGCAGATTGCTGAAAACCTTTCTTATAGTCAGATTGGTAAGAATCAGGCTGAAGCTAGTTTGCTGACTAATAAGAATAATGGTCAGGTTCTTGAAAACGGAATTCTTGCTAATGATCTTAATCTTAGGGAACAGCTTTATGCTAAGGAGCTTAAGTTCCGTGAGGATCGTATGAACGCTGAAATTGAGCTTCTTCGTAATCAAGGCTATATGTATGCCACAGGTGCGCTTTCTAATATCGCTGGAGCTATGCGAGCTAATTCTGCGGCCGCTTATGATCGTGAGCAGACCCGTCTTTCTAAGCAGGAAGCTGATTTCTATGACGATATGGGCGGATCTAATTCCGCATTTGGTCATGGACTTCGTGCGCTTTCGTTATTATTAAAGTGAGGTGTTATTATGTCTAGTAAAGTTACCATGATACTTACTTTTATTGTTTCCGTTGTATGTCCTTTTATTCAGGAATTGGTTGATTTTATTGATGCTCTTAAAGGTCGCTCCAGTGAGGTTACTAAAGCTATTAGACAGGCATCTTCGGACTTTCAATCCGAGATTGATGGAGCTATTAAGCCGGTTGCTAATAAGGTACCTGATAAAAAGAGTTCTTCTCGTTTTTTCGGTTCTTGGAGGGATTCTAAATGAGACGTTCTAGAATTTCCCGCCGTAAATCCCGTAGATTGTTTTCCCGTACGTCTCGTGCTAGAAGGAAAAACCATATTCGGCGTTTAAGAGGTGGATATAGAGCTTGATTTTTTTCTGATGCCGTGTTAATATAGTGTTGTCAGAATATTAGGCGGTGTCGTTATGGTTTGTTATAATCCTTTGATAGGCTTTAAAAAAGAAGGTATAGTCACACGTAATGGTAAGCTTAGGCTTAATATTCTTGGTTCTTTGGCAGATTATCAGTATTTGGAAGGTAAAAGCGGTTATGAAATATGTCCTTGCGGCTACTGCATCGGCTGTCGTTTAGAGAAGTCCCGTCAATGGGCTATTCGTTGTTTTCATGAGGCTCAAATGTCTTCCTCGGCATATTTTATAACTTTCACCTTCGCAGATCCTTTTCTGCCGAAAGATTTATCTGTTTCAGTTGAATTTCATCAGAAATTTATGAAACGGTTACGAAAGGAGTTTGGTAATGATATTAGATTTATGATGTGTGGAGAATATGGTGATCGATTTGGTCGTCCCCATTATCATTATTGCTTGTTTAATATTGATTTGTTTGACAAAGTTTATGCTTTCAGTAGAAATGGCTTTAAGTATTATATGTCTGCTCGTCTTGCCAAGGTATGGTTCTACGGTAATCATTATTTTTCTGACGTTACTTTTGAGTCTGCTGCTTATGTTGCCCGTTATGTAACTAAAAAACAATATGGCGAATCATCTCTAATACACTATAACGGACGTCATCCCGAGTTTGCGCTTATGAGCAGAAAGCCAGGACTTGGTGCTTCATGGCTTGAGAAATATGGGACTAATGTCTATGATAATGACCGTGTTGTTATTCGTAATCGTCCGATGAAGCCTCCCAAATATTATGATCGGATATTCGGTGATAAATACCCTGAATGGCTTGAATATGTTAAGTCAAATCGTATTAAGGCAGCTCTTGCTCGTGCTAAGGACAGTACTTTTCAAAGGTTGTTTGTTCGTGAGCTTGTTAAGCGTGCTGCTATTACAAGACTTGTTAGACCTTTAGAAAGTGAGATTTAGTATGAGTGATGGAAGAGAACGAAATTTTATTGTTAAGTGGTGTAATGATAATTTATATTGTGGTTTCAATCCTGTTTACTGTGGCAGTCGGTATTATTGCTATCAGGTTCTGGATAAAGAGACCCAGACTGTTGTTGCTATTGATGACGATTATTATGTCTTTGATCGTATATCTGGCAATGCAATTAGGCGTCAGCTTATGAAGTTTCGACAATTATAAAATGATAAAGGAGGTTTATTTTGAAACTCTATTCTGTATATGATAAAGTTGCTCAAACCTTTTCTGCACCTCAGCAGGATATCAATGATGCTACTGCTATTCGTAATTTTACTAATGGTATTAATCGCCCTAATGATCGTGGTGAGCATAATATGCTATATAAGTATCCAGATGATTACGAGCTGTACTATTTAGGCGATATTGATGATTCTACAGGACATTTTAGTGTTCCTGACGACGGTGTTTATCCTCGTTTTTTGATACGTGCTTCTGATTGTATTGACAAATCACAAAATTTGAACGATACTAAATAAGAGCAACAAAAACGGAGTTGATCTCGTGAGATCAACTTCGTTTTTTTTGCCTCGGCGCGGAAGCGGCGAACGAAAGGAGATGATAGTTTGAAATTCGCAACGCTTTATGACGAAGGTATGAAACCTTCTGAAGGTATCGTTTTTACTGAGCCTTCCATGACAGATCAGTCCCAGTTTCAGGAGTCCGATATTAACTATATCGTTCAGAAGTATGCTGACGGTCGTACTGGTATTACTACTCTT